ATGACGATGAAAACAGATTACAACGAAAAATACAAACCAACATATCAGATCCATATCGTCAAGAAGGACGGCACAAAAGAGCCCTTTCAGGTACAGAAAGTCGTAAACGCGGTGGGAAAAAGCGCGGAACGCGTGATGGTAATACTGATGGCGGAGGAAAAGGGAAAGATCTGTAAACTTGTCATAGACAAGGTGGAGCAGGAACAGATGACCGAGATCCCCATCGCCGTGATGCACCATGTGGTGGAGTATGCGCTGGAGCAGATCAATCAGGCGGTAGCAAAGAGCTACCGGGACTACCGCAACTATAAGCAGGATTTTGTGCAGATGTTAGACGAGGTCTACAAGAAGAGCCAGGCTATCATGTATATCGGCGATAAGGAGAATGCCAACACGGACTCTGCCCTTGTGTCTACCAGAAGAAGCCTGATCTTTAATCAGTTAAACCGGGAGATGTACCAGAAATTTTTCCTGACCAGGGAGGAGATCCAGGCGGCCCGGGACGGTTATATTTATATTCATGATATGGCTGCCAGACGGGATACGATGAACTGCTGCCTGTTCGACATCGGGGAGGTGCTGCGGGGCGGATTTGAGATGGGGAATGTCTGGTACAATGAGCCGAAGACATTGGATACGGCTTTTGACGTGCTGGGAGATATCGTCCTGTCGGCGGCCAGCCAGCAGTACGGCGGCTTTACGGTGCCGGAAGTGGACAAACTGCTTGTACCTTACGCGGAGAAATCCTATGGAAAGTATGTGGAAAAATATCTCTGCCTCGGCCTGGCGCGGGAAAGGGCGGAAGATCAGGCATTAAAAGATCTGGAAAAGGAGATGGAGCAGGGCTTTCAGGGGTGGGAGTACAAATTTAACACGGTGGCATCCAGCCGTGGGGATTATCCCTTTATCACGGTGACGGCGGGGCTTGGGAAA